GGGAAGATCAAACCGGCACCGCATCAATTGCGTACAACCGCATTTCGATGCAGCTGGTTCGACCAACCCCCGCTCAGGCCGGAGTCAATTCCGACAAGCGAGTCAACCGCGTCAAGATCGGCATTCACACGCCGAAAGTGGAAGCTCTGGGTGTCTCGGATTCGGGCTATACTCCGAGTCCAACCATTGCCTACACGCCTCGATGCAACATCGAGTTCATCATGAGTGAGCGTGCGCTCCTCCAGGATAGGAAGGATCTGCGGAAGTATGCAGACTTTCTCCTGGCGGAAACGCAGCTCACCGCCATGGTGGAATCTCTCCAAAATGTGTTCTAACAAACCACGCTAAGGAGAACTCGATGGTCAAGCAAAAGGGGTCTCCCCCTATGCGCGAGATATTTTTCGCGCTTTGCAAGAAGGTTGATTCCCCGGTGTCACTTGGTGCTTGGTTGAGGTTCGAGCATGACCAGCTCGCCCTTGCCAAGATGGAATTAAATCCAAGTGATTATCACGATCCTTCCGCCTTTGCTCAAGACTTTCTTGTGGTGAGTTTCCTTTCGAAATGGAAGGGACTCAACACTGGTCTTGATTTAGAGGCTGAAGCACTTCAGAAGTTCATTACTGCTGAAGACATCTGTCGGGAAACGAATCAGAGGATCCGAAAAGCTCGCTGTGAACCTATTGAAGAGTTCACCGCCTCCGTCATATCGACGGCAAGGCGTAAAATTAGCAAGCTTCTAGGCCCAATGACTCTTTTCAAGATAGAGCCGTGGTTTGGATGGGGACCGGGTGCGACGTATGAGATCCCTCGACGCCGTGCCTTTGTCGACACGAAAATGAAAGAACTTCCCATTGCAGTAACATCGAAAGCTGAGCAGTTACTTCGCTCAGTTCTAGAGACAGACCTTCATTGGTCTGCCGCTATAGGTGCGCTCACGACGACGAAAGTCGAAGTTTGTCGTATCTCGGCTGTTCCTAAAAATGCGAAAACTCATCGCATTATTGCGGTTGAACCGAGAGGCAATTCATTCCTTCAAAAAGGAGTGGGCGGCTATTTTCGAAGTAGGCTGAAACGAGTTGGTGTCGATCTCACTGATCAGAGCCTCAATCAGGATGGAGCTTTTGCTGCATTCGATGAGGGCCTTGCGACGCTTGATCTTAAAGCCGCAAGTGACACCGTAGCGAAGGAGGTTGTTTACGACCTCCTTCCTCTGGAGTGGGCTATGCTTCTCGATGACCTTCGGACCCCTAAGGCAGAAATGCCAGATGGGTCCGTAAGGCTCTTAGAGAAGTTTTCATCCATGGGAAATGGGTTCACTTTTGAACTCGAATCCCTAATCTTCTGGGCTGTGGTTAGCTCAGTAGTGGATTTGCTCTCTCCAGGTGGCAAGGTTCTAGTGTACGGG